ACACCCTTGTAATAAACAGTTGGTGCGAGAGTAGCATCTTGGAAAAGAATGTAGTCACCCACTGCCAGAGTGTGACCATTGAAATCCAAACCATTGACATCAGCGTAGGTCTGTCCGGGGACGACTGTGGCTACCAATGTGTTGGCCTTGCTATACCCGTTGGCAAGCAATGAGGTATCGTTGATGGTTTCCCTGCCGAGGCTGTAATACAACCAACGAGGATTATGAAGAGGCATCTCTATTTGACCGCCTCTGTGATGCACTCGTCCTGTTTGTTGTAGAGCCGCTTGTCGCCCAAGACCTATGATGTGATGCCGAAGGAGTTCAACCTCCGTGTCGGGCAATTTCATGTGCGAAGCCAAGCCAATGAACTGGTCAATGGTCGATACCTCTTTGCTCGTAGTAGCGGCGCTGTTCATTGCAAAAGCAGTGTCTCCACTGTAAATCGAAGGCAGTCCCAATGAATGGATGAAGAGTGAGTCCCCAGTGTTGCTGGACCGAGCACTTGTTGCGTGTTCCAGTGCAGGAACAATTTTGATTTGTGTTTCTGTACCAGAAAGCGTATGGTCCACAATTGAATACACCTTGCTGTCAAAACCGTCAGAATAAAAATCAACGAATTGCTGGGCTCCTCCTACGACACCAGAGGGGTGGAAGGTCAACTTTTGGCCAATAAGCATACCAAGGGGTACCTTGAGGATGGTTTTTCCAGATTCAAAGATAGTGACATTGTCAGAGCCCACATTGGTCTTGAACGCCAGCGTAGTATAATCAGGAGTGCTGGCTGACCAACTCGTCTGCCATGTGCACGGTTGACCCGATTGAATGTACAGCCCTGTTTCGTGCCCCATAAGGACTTCCGATACATCACCCTTGTACGCTTGGCTGGCAGACATGTTATCACGCACCCACTGGGTCAGCCAGTACTACGACCTCAACTTGAAAAGTGTGCCGGAAGAGTTTCTTCGTCCGGTCGCTCAAATCAGTTCTGGTCTTGAAGAGCATACGGTCAAAGTTGACGCCGTCGCCTTTCCTATCAGCATGTATCAAACGGCGTATTTCATCTTCCATAAGGCGCAGGTGAGCACGGGACTTTGCTGTACGAATGTCAACAGTGATGTTGATACGGGTCATGACAAAATTGTACAGAAGGTCAGGCACATCTTCGTTGTGTGCCGTTTCGTACAAAAGGACGAAGTCCGAGCGTTGTAGGTCCTGTCGCTTACCTCGTTCAGGCGTAGCGTCAGCAATGTCGAGGATGACTGGCTTGATGTTTTTTGTGTTGGCCCTGTTCCACTTCTCAAGTGTTTCGATAACGAGGTCGAGTGCTTCCTTTGCCATACATAACCCTCACTCAAACACAACGACTTCTTTGTAGCGAGTCAAAATTGAATTGGCTTCCTTCTTCCACATCTCTGCCTTTTGTGCAAGCGTGATGTTCTGACTGCCTTCTGGGATGAGTACGCTTCTGTCGTCAGCCATGATGAGGTCAACAGCGACGAGTTTAGTTGCCGCTTCTTCGATTGCCTTTTCCAAGTACCGCTCGCCATAGATGTAGGATGCTTTGATTGCGTTGAACTCAAAGAACGGGTACGAGTTGTTGAAGTAAATGATACCCATTTCATGGTCGAGCCACCAGTCCTTGAGTCGTCCTTGGTCACCACCAGCATCAGAAAACGCCCCAATGTCTGATTGGAATTTGTGCTGTGTCCAATCAAAGGTGTCATCGTCACTGAATGTACCATGCAACAAAATACCTTGGCTGAGCACTGTGCCGCTGTTAGCACGATAGCCGATGATGCAGACCCCTCCTTCGGGGTTCACTCCTCTGACTATACCATAATCAAGGAAAGAGGACGAGTCAGTAAATGTAATGGTAAAGGCACCTGCTCCCGGCGTGGCATCAATCGTCCCTGATGCTTCAACAGAAGTGGTCTGTGAAATCGCCAAGTTAGTCGAGTCGCTCACAGCAATTGAAGCAGACTCACCCCCCTTGGTCTGACGCATGCTTGTAATTTTCAACTTGCCGTTGCCGTAATCTGAGTTGGCTGTGGCTAAGAACTCATGATTGACAAACATACTGCGTGAGCCTGTCGAAGTCGAAGCATCGGGGAGTGTGAAGGTCGTGCCGTCAGGACTTGCAAAGGACGCTGTTGTGTCAAATGCAACAGTGCCTCTTCCAGTGCGGTCCTCGTGGTTTATCAAATCCGCAAGATTCTGAGCGGCTGTGACTTTGTCGAATGTAGCATCCCATTGCTGGGTGCCTGTACCTACTTCCAACTTGGCAAAGCCCCCTCCTCCGGGTGACATGTACACAGCATCGCTTGCAAGTGCAGTGTAATCAACGATTTCAAGACGGGCCTCTGCTGAACCAATCTCACGATAGTTCTCGCCCTGCCACATCTCAATGCGCAAGACTTGCTGAACATTGCGGAAGAGCAGTGGGGCTGTACCAACATAGTCAGTGAAATACCGTCTACGGTACGGCTTGTAGGTGTCGAAGTTGATGTACTCGGCGGCCACAATATAGGGTCGCCAAGCATTGTGAGTGTAATTGTCGATACGGTCCTGTACCTCTTTGATACGCTGTTCGACATGTGCTTTGGTCATACCACGACGCTTGGCTGTGAACGACGCTGTGTTCTGTACATAGGTGTTATCAGCAACCTGATAGTCTGCAACAGTTAAATTTTCACTGATAAAGGCAAGCGCCACTCCACCGGAAGTCGATGAAATTTCAGTAATGCTTGCCTCAAAACCCATAGGGTCGGCATCAGAATACACAAAAATCGTATCACCAACGCTAAAGCCGTGCTCACGAAAATCATTACCAGTCACATATACCTTAGCAACATCGTTTGCGGCACCGCCCACCACGCTAAGAGTTGTGTCCGAAGAAACCAAAACAGCCTCTCCCGGTCCAATACCAAGAAGGTCTGCTACCTTCTGTGCATTTGTGTACACAATCTCCTCTGGATGCAGAGGACGGGTTTCGACCTCACCGGGACTGAATACTGCTGGCATTGAACATCACACGCCCTTGTAGTACAAGTCGTGCTGGATTCCTTTTAGAAGTTGCGTTCCGAGTGACATTGGGAAACCTGTTTGAACATCGTCACCACCAGTAGGATTCATTGCTTCGTTGATGAGTCTTGCAATCCTTTCTTCGTCGGTTTCTGGCTCTGTCGGAGGTGGTGCATTTTGGCCTTGAGTAAAGTCGATAGCAGGAGTATTTGCTTCAAACTTTTCATCACGCCGTCGACCTCTTTCGTTGAGGCGTTGTATCTGTGCATCAGGCTGGACTGCTCCGACTCTGTCGAGTGTGCTGTCAAAGGCTCGTGCTTCTGCACTCTGCTCTTCCGTGACTGGCATGACTGCTCCACGAGCCTGACTTGGAAGGCCCTGAATTGGTACATTCGGGTCAAAGCCTCCACGCTTTGCTCGTCCACGACATTACCTTGTTGGAAGTCCCGAGCAAGGCGAGCAAGTTCAGGAGTAGGTGCAGGAGTACCAGTCGCTCTGCGAGCACCCGACCTTCCTTCTGTGAGTCTTTGTAGTGACAACCGAGCGTTGTTTCTTAGCATTATGAGTTGGTTTATGTGGTGTTGTATATTTTCTGCGACAGCGTTCTTACGACCTCTTTGTCGCAGTTTTGCCGTTGCTTCGCCTTGTTCTGCAAGCAATTCTTTCTGAGTATCTATTTCATTGTCGAGATGATTAAGCATGTCCCTTGTTTCGTCAATGTTCGCCCCACCTTCTGCTCCAGCACGGGCTTGCATAGCCTCTTCGATTTGTCGTTGCATGTCAGATTGCACAATGCCGAACTCATCAGGTCTTTCTGCCTCGGCTCTTTGGTGAATCATCATAGCAGATTGAAGAGCGTCTTCAAGGGGGTCGTCTGTTCGTTCCGTACCGAAACCAAACGCATGCATAGGAGTTCCGAATTTTTCATCAGCCTCATCGTCACCCCTCGTTGTGCGACGGGCCCTGTCATCAGCAAAGTCAATTGCGTCCATTCGGTCAAAAAATATCTTCTTAAACCGTTCAAATTCGTCTGGATTTGCCCGTGCCTTGTCTGCACCGAATGTGTTTAGGATTCGTTGCTCATCTCTATCCATCCGTGTTTCAGAATCAGGCTTGCGTTGAATCGGGGGTGGTACATCGACCTTTTCTCCTTGCCCTACGGTGAGTTCTTGGAGGTCTTCTGCACTCATGGTATCTGTACTACCAATTCGGTCTATTTCTCCAAACGCCGCCGCTAAGGTAGGATTTCCTTCGGGAATAGCATCGGGGAAATGCTCTCGCATCATTTCCACAGCAAGTTGTTCTTGCTGACTTGGGACAGTGATTTGAGGGAAATTGCGCTTTACTTGTGCAAGTGCCTCTTCCGGTGTGGTGGGTACACTTTTGTCTGTGACAACTAACCCTTGTGCGTTGATAAGATTAGCCAACACATCAGGGTCTTCCCGCATAGAATGCAAAGCCATAGCAATCTGCATTTGCATTCTTTCATCCCTGTTATCTTGAGTCGTAGTCTTTCGGTCAGCCATGTGAGGATAGCCAAACATTTGAGCCGCTCTTTGTGGCTCTCTGCTCATAAATCTGTGAAGGAATTTACTCATAGGTATTGTATCTCGTGGCCCCTTCCGTGAACGGAAGTAAGGGCTGGTGCCCGACGGGTCCTGTAAAATCATGTTGTGGCTAAGACCCGCGTCTTGCACTCCACCTTCTTCATTTTCGACGATGATTCTTTTCAACCGACCATCTTCGGTCAGCACCTTACGAGCCCTTGCTCCAATGCCGTGCTTGAAGCCGGGTGGGATAGCAACAGACTCGGCGTCTGGTTGCATTGGTGCAGACGGTTGTGCTTCGGCTTCGGTAGGAGCGGGGCGAGTAATATCGTCAAATGAAACATCAGCCTGTGCCATAATTTCCTTCCGGTCGGCTTCGCTAAGACCTGATTGCTGTATCAATTTCTCCAAAGGTATCTCTTTTCCTGTTTCAGGGTCAAATGTTTTGCCTCCCGTAAGGGCTTGGTTCATCAATTGGTCCTTTACCTTTTGTTTTGCGCTTTCGTCGGTTCTTTCAGCCAATTCTTCGCCTAAGAACTTCATTTTTTCTTGTTCTTTCATACCTGCAAGTTTTTCAGCCCGAGCGGCTTGTCGCTCTTTTTCTTGCTGTTCTCTGGCTTGTTCAATCAATTCTTCCCGAGTCAATTCGCCCGGTTCAAAAACCGGTTCCGGTCGAGGCACAGCCGTTGATTTAGGATTGCGCTGAGCACTGAACAAGTCGGTGTCAAAAGCCGCCTTGGCATCAGGGTAGTTGCCGTAATAATCCTTGTATGCAGAAAAATCATCGCCTGCTTTCGGCTTATTTGCGTCTTCTTTTTCGCTACCGCTGAAACTACGCATGGCCTCATTGTCTTTGTCACCGAATTTCAAAATATCACTTTTGCGTACAAGTATTCTGCTCATTCATGTCACGCTCCAGATTCATCGTGTGTTCCAAGGTTGAAGTCCATTTTTTGACCACAGGTTCGACATTTGTCGACCCAACAGAAGTACAGCATGCCGCACGCCTTACACCGTGTACCTGAGCCGATGTTCATAACATCTGCGGCTTTACTGGTACGAACCCGTTGCTTTTGGGTAATGCCCTCTAACGGACGCTCTGTGTTGAACACTGAGCCACTGCCGTAAGATTCTGCAAGCCGGATGCCACGCTTCTGCAAGCGTTCGATTTCTTCCAAGCCAAGGTTGTTCTGTGACTCCATTCAATCGCCTCAGACTGTGTAGGTGAGGAGGAAGTAATGGTTGCCAAGTGACATGAAAGGCTCGATGGTGACAAGGGCGGTAGTGTTTGCGGCGGCTACACCGAGAGCACCTGTACCACCTGTGGCACGAATGTCCGCTTGGATGAGCGCAGTTGCCGTACCATCAGCCATAGCACGAGGGCTATAAGGGCCGATGACTCGATTTCCATATCCACTGAGTACTGCCATCGTTGGTCACCTCAAGAGCGGCGACCAATTGCGATAAATGTACCTGCGGCTGTACCGCCGCCACCTGCTTGAATTGGGTCCAGAATTGTAATCGTGGTTCCACTAACACTTATTTGGTTGTTCATGTTGAGCGTAATTTCTGCGGCACCGGTTCCCGCTTCGGGTAAAGAAACACTAACTGCGGCACTGTTTGTGCCAGCAAAGTCAATGCTTGAGAGTTGAGAACTCATTGGTCGGGGGTCAATTGTAATAGCCATTATTGTTCATCTCCTGTTGTTGGTTCTGGTTGTGCCTCTGCGGGTTCTTCTGCGACTGGCGCAGGTTCTTCCGGCTCTGGTACAGGCTCTGGTGTGGGTTCTGGGTTAAGAACATTTTCGACCATGCCAAGGAGGGTTGCTTTGGTTGCGTACTTGCCAACCGTTGCACCGTTGTCCTTTAGCCAAGCCGTGATGTCCTTTCGTGTCCATCCCTCATCAGGTAAGCCATCTTCACCAAGGTCTGTGGTCACAGGTTCTGGATTGTCGCCTTCGATTCTCCACCATTTGGCAGAGAACCGGTGACGGTATTCGTTCAAGAACTCCTGTGTCACTTCCAAGGGTTGGTGACGGATTGCCACCAATCGTGTACAAGGAACCCTTCGTTCATAGAAGGGGCCAAGTGAAGTCACCGTAGGCAATTAACCACCCTCAGTTGTACATCACCATGATGTCGCCAACAACATCTGATGCTCCACCTTTGATGTGGAGGGTCAATGTTAGACCGCTTCTTGAAATGTCAAGAGCCATGTTGTTGCTTGCGTGTGCATCGTTCACTGGGGTTGCGTCGTTCTCTTGGATAAATACAGTCAAGATACTGCTTATTCCACCGCTAAGAATGATTGTTTCGTTGTCTGCGCCACCTGTGAAGGTAATCAGAGCCATCTTTGGTGCTGGGTCGTAGCCGTTTGCTCCATCGCTGTTAGAAGCGTTGAAGGTTCCCGGTCCACCGCCGGGGTATGCGACATCTGCCGCTCCGTCTAACCACTCTGTGGTGCTGTGAGAGCCTGCTCGTAGTTCCCATGCTCCAACGAGTGTTGCTGTTGCTGTTCCTGCTAATGATAATTCTTGCATAATTTTTCATCTCCATGTTGTTTGTTCACCATCAATCTCAAGACAAGTCTCGGATTGAACCATGACCTCCAAAGAAAGTTGTCCAGACTTCACCCATTGTTCGGTAAAGTCCCTCTTGACCGAGGCGGTTAATGGCGAATGGGTCACCGGTTTCAATACCAGACTCGTAGTACTGAGTTGGTTTTGCCACACTAAAGTGAAGGTAGTCAGTGTCCAAGAAGTACATTCGGCTGATGCCGTCTGCTGAAACATCCTTGGATGGAATGATTGGGACGCCGTTGTAGGTAGCGACGATGAATCCGGCTTCGATACCGGGAACACCCT